GGCTGCCAGGGGCTGCAAGATCGAGTACGATTGTGCCGGAAAGTACGGCATCAGGATCCTTGACCTGGACTGACCGAAGGAGGGAGCAATATGCCAAAGATTGACGAACTTAAGCCGGATCAGGTGCCGGATCTGGATGATCTGATAGACCGCATCAGTGGGTACATGCAGCGAAGGGACCTCTCTGACGAGTACCTGCTGGACAATGGCGATATGGATCGTACGACCGGCGGGATCGGCGAATATGTCTACGGGATCTCTATGGTTGCGTGTTCGTGGGTCTATCCATACCTGGAGGAGCTGATGCACTCGCGGCAGGAGATGGACTGGATGATCGCTGACAGGAAGCACCTCGATGAGAGGTTACAGTGGACGAGGAACCAGCTGGAGATCGCCAGGCGAAGGAATAAGGGCACGGACATCTCTTCCGCGGATTATCATCTGGCGCTCACGGACATTGTCGACAGATGTGCAGCTCGGCGAACAGTTCATCTGGCGGAAGGGGGACGCGGCGTGTCAAGAGTGATTGACGAGAAGGGCACACGGGCAAATCTCCGGGCGCTGCGGACAAAACATCACATCTCCGTGGAAACACTGGCTGAGAAGCTCGGGGCCAGTAAGTGGACAGTCTACGGATGGGAGGAACGCCGTCCCCCATCGCTCTACTGGCTGGTCAAACTTGCGTGGCTGTACGGCGTCAAGATTGATGACATAATCAGTGTAAAAACCGAAAAAAATTGAGAATGTTCCGGGAGAATGTTCTGGCAAAAATGCGAATGTTCCGGGAGAATGTTCTGAATAACTGTGGAACATTCTTCGGAACATTGCCGGAACATTGATGGAACATTCGAAAATATGTTCCGAAATCGCAAAAAATGTTCCGGAACAATCGAAAATCGCGAAAAAATGTTCCAGACGAATGTTCTGCCCCAAAACCCTTGCTATTATTGATACTATATACTATTGGAACATTTGGAACATTAAATTATAAAGAAATAAAAAATAGGGTTTTTGGGGGTATAAGTGCAGGAACGCAAACGTAAGTACACGCGCGTGTACGCGCGCATACGCGTGCGCGCACGTACGCGCGCGATAAGGGGGCTGAACAGTTTTGACCGAAAAGCAAATTGAAACCAGATTGGTGAGTAGACTCCGCGTCGAGGTTCCCGACGCCAGATGTCTCAAATTCACCTGTCCGGGAAATGATGGAGTGCCTGATCGGATTATACTCGCACGGGGGCAGGCGGTGTTCGTCGAGCTTAAGGCATCCGGGAAACGCCCAAGGCCGCTGCAGTACCGATGGGGCGATCGGCTCCGGAAGATGGGATTTAGGGTGTATATGCCGGTTGATAGCTACGAGGGCGTTGAGGACGTGGTGAGGGAGATCAAGAATATACAATGGGCTACATCCCAGGGAGGCAAGACATGATGGAGACTCGGCAGCTGCATGACTATCAGCTCGCGTGCGTGCAGAAGATTCTGGACACGCCATACATCGCGCTGTTTCTGGATATGGGTCTGGGAAAGACGGTGACGACGCTGACTGCGATCCGGGAACTCAAGCTAAACAGGCTTGAAATAAGCCGTGTTTTGGTCATTGCACCACTCAAAGTAGCAGAGGCCACATGGGTCCGCGAAATTTCCATGTGGTCCCATTTACAGGTGCTTAAAGTGTCGGAAGTGCTGGGAACAGCGGTCCAAAGGCGGCGTGCGCTGCAGGTTGACGCCGACATTTATGTCACCAACAGGGACAACGTGAAGTGGCTTGTGGACGAGGTCGGCGTAGACAAATGGCCGTTTGACATGGTGGTTCTTGACGAGAGCAGCAGCTTTAAAAATCACAAGGCGATCCGCTTCAAGGCACTGAAGATGGTCCGCCCCAGGATCAAGCGCATCGTCGAGCTGACTGGTACGCCGGCGCCGCATGGGCTGTTGGACCTGTGGGCGCAGATTTTCCTGCTGGACGCCGGGGCGCGCCTGGGGCGTACACTCTCGGTGTATCGGGACCTGTATTTCCTGCCTGACAAGCGCAATGCTGTCCAGGTCTGGACGTGGAAGCTCAGACCGGGCGCGGCTGAGGCGATACAGGCGTCGATCTCAGATATCTGTGTGTCAATGTCTGCCGCCGACTACCTGACGCTGCCTGACTGCGTGTATGACACGGTCCCTGTCAAGCTGGACAGCAAAGCGGCTGCAGCATACAAGACTCTGGAGCGCGATATGCTGCTGCAGGTCTCCGAGGAGGAGTGGGTCAGTGCCGGCACGGCGGGGATCCTGACAACCAAGCTGCTGCAGCTGTGCAACGGTGCGGTGTATGACGAGGAGCACAGTGTCAGAGTCATTCACGACTGCAAGCTTGCGGCGTTTGGTGAAGTTCTTGAGCAGCTGGGCGGGGAGCACTGCCTGGTGTTTTACAACTTCCAGCATGATCGCGATCGGCTCGCTGCGCTGCTCTCAAAGCGCGGGTTACACTACCGCGTGTACGCGGGCGCGCAGGATGAGGTGGACTGGAACGACGGGAAGATCGAAGTGCTGCTTGCGCATCCGGCATCATGTGCGTATGGGTTGAATCTGCAGCGGGGCGGGCACCATATCATCTGGTTTGGCCTGACCTGGTCGCTCGAGCAGTATCAGCAGGCCAACAAGCGCCTTCATCGCCAGGGGCAGAGCTGTCCAGTGATCATACACCACCTGGTTGTGCAGGACGGCGTAGACGATGATGTGATGCGGGCGCTCGGCAGCAAAGACGCAGTACAGCATGCGCTGCTTGAGGCGCTTAAGGCCAGGAGGGACAAGTATGACGCTTAGAGATCTATCCCAGTGGTACCTGATCAGCCGCTACATCGAGAAGCTTGATTTGCGGATGGAGGATCTGCAGCGCAGGATCGTGGCAGCGGAGACCATGCTGCAGCAGATCCGCGAGGACATCGGCAGCATACCGATGTGTTACAGTGGCATGCCGCGCGGATCATGCCGTAAAGGGCCTGTCGAGCGGTATGCGCTGAGCATGGCGTCGCTTGCGGTAGATCTGGCCAGAATGTGCGAGGAACGAGATCGGCTGGCAGCGGAGATCACGGTGCGGCGCAGTGATGCAGCAGATGCCCTGGCGAGGATCGAGGCGATTATTGATGGGCTGCCCAACGACGAAACGCGGGAGATTTTTCGCCTCAGATTCGTGGATTGCCTCAGCTGGAAAAAAATTTCAGAAAAATTCGGGATCACGGAAGCGGCCTGTAAGAAGCGAATTTACAGGTTAATTGACAGAAACTGACGATTTGATAAGAGCAAAATGCACAACGGTTTGGTATTTTTGTTACAAAATCCAAAATGTCCCGGATTTTTTTGTCAAGGGGTGTTATAATGTATCCTGCAATCAGTGGATAGATGCCGGACGGCGGGGAGCTTCTCCGGCATGTGTGATCCTCCGGCGCGTGTTTCGTCCGGACATCAGCGGCCCTACTGATCGCTCCTTTGTGCATAAGCAGACTATGCGAAAACAGCGATGATTTGACTGGCTGGCATCAAATCATCGCTGTTTTTGCAAGGCGCCCAGCGTCTTACCACATTTCAGCAGTCGGAGGTAAAGCTATGATTGACTTATTTTTGCAGCTGTTTGGCGGGGGCGGCAGCTCAAGCGGCGCGAGTGGCAAGACGTCGACGAAGCCCAAAAAGCCCAAGAAGGCCGAAAAGCCGAAGGCGGCTCCTGAGAACGGCGGGCAGCAGGAAGATACGGTTTACACTAGTCAGGCAGTGGATGATGCGCAGAAGATCACGAACTGGATGGACGAGAATCGCAACAGGGTGTTTGATTCGCCTGGCGAAATCATTGACAAGATGGTCGATGCGCTTGATATCAACGACATGCTGGCTGAAGAGGAAGTACCATACAGGGAAGATTCGAACGCGAGATTGCGCATTTATGAGGGACACGGCACGCCGGAGGACTACCGGACTCACTCGCAGCATGAGGCGGTAGAACACGCAAAGCTGCAGACACGAAACGCTCTGTCGATTCTGTGGAATCGCATGGTTCTGCGGTTCCCGGCGCAGGCCGCCGAATACGAACGGCAAAATCCGGATTGGATGAGGCGGTTCGACAATGTATAAAGCTATACGGGCATGGGATAACATCGAGCGGGCGCTGTACGAGACAGGCAACGAGTACGGCATCCCTGAGGTGCCCAAAGCATCAGCGACGATGTGGCTGCCGCCGGCATGGATCGGATTCAACTATGCGCGCTCGTGTCCGCCGGATGAGCGGCATGAGCACGGTGTGCACTTCTTCGTTGATGACTACCAGTTCAGCAGGTGCTGGTCGGATCCTGACCGCTACGGCGCTCTGCTCGTGCAGTTTGGTGCGGTCATGATGCCGGACTTCTCTGTGTATACGGACTATCCCAAAGCGCTGCAGATGTGGTCGGTGTATCGCAACTGCTGGCTTGGGCGGTACTGGTCGGAGATGGGCGTTCGGATCATTCCAACGGCGCTGTGGTCAACGCCTGACAGCTATGAGTACTGCTTTGCCGCGATGCCGAATGGCGGTATCTACGCTGTTTCTACGGTGGGCAATCAGGCAACAGCAGAGTCGCGTGAGTACTTCAAGCTGGGTTATGAGGCACTGCTGAAGCGGCTGCAGCCGGAAAAGATAATCTATTACGGCAAGATCCCTGACGGTATCCCGGTGCCTGAAAATCACATACGGATCACGACGTTTCGTGACAGGCTGCGGGTGCGCTGTGGAGATGCGAGGAGGATCGCAGATGACGGTACGGAGCAGAAAGCGGCTGAGGCCATTGCGGCAGCAAACTAAGCAGCTTATTGCAGCGCTGCTGGCATATTTGATGCTGGGCTGCGCGGTTATAGCGTTTCTGGCCGCTTTCCTGCTGCAGTGAGCAGAGCTTCTCAAATTGTCGTGCGGAAAACGACATGCGGATCCCGGTTTTGTGCTATACTCATGCAGGGCCCAAATAATGGACAAAGGAGCACACGAACATGAAAGCGATAACACCTGAGCTTAAGCTGCATCTGAGCATGCTCGAGCATGTCATCTGGAAGGACACATTCAGGGGGGGGACTCCGGTGGGGATTGATGATAAAGCCACGCCGGAGGAAAAGGCCGAATACGAGAGATGGCGTGCGGAAGTGAAGCGCAAAGATGAGATGTGGGCTCGCTCGAGAGAGGCTGCCGAGCACGGAGATCCTGACTGGGAGCGGTTCCTGCCAGAGAACTGGACATCAAAATATAACTGCACAAAGGAGAACAAGAACATGGAAATGATGACGCCGGAGCTCACGCTGCATCTGAGCATGATGGAGCATGTTATCTGGGAGGGCGAAGACGAGGACATCCCTGTGGGGATTGATGATAAAGCCACGCCGGAGGAGAAGGCTGAGTACGCGAGATGGCGTGAGGAAGAGAAGCACAAGGAAGAGCTGTGGGAAAAAGCTCTTGCAGCCAAAGAATCCGGGGATCCCGACTGGCAGAGACTTTTACCGGATAAATGGGATTTAGATTAACAGCTTAAAGCAGACGATGAATCGCCTGCTTTTTTTATGGAGTTGTCAGATGATGAAACTATATTTGCAGATGTTTGGCGGGGGCGGCAGCAAGAGCAGCACAAAAGGCGGCAAGGCCAAAGCACGCAAGAAGGCGCCAAAGACTGCTCCGCGGAGGGCATCGGATACAAATGATCTGGCAGAGCTCACACAGTACATGCAAGATAAATATTCCGTAAGTGTGCGCGGTGTTGAAAAGGTGCCGTTTGAGATCGTCCAGCGGGCCGCTCAGGGGTACGAGGATCTGAACGCAGAATATAACCATGAGATTGTCATGACGGAAATAAACGGCGATGAAAATGGCAAACACACGTATGCATCCGCCAGCAGATACAGACACTATATTCAGTTCAATCCTGATATGTTCTCCAGTGTGGAAAAAGTGCGCGAAAGCTATGCAAATGACGTAAAGTCGGGATTTCATCCGGCAGGCACAACATACGAAAACATCATGGATCACGAGATCGCGCATGTACTCGCAGGCAGGCTGTATGCAAAAGCATATCGACCTGGATCGGCGGAGTACTATCGTGCTCTGGACGGCCGCACGCTTGAAAAGAATATAGTCAGTGAAGCATGCAGAAATGCCAAAAAGGCCGCCAAACAGGCAGGTATCGCCCGAAGGCTGACGAACGATGAGCTTATTGCGCAGATCTCGCGATATGCCACGACGAACCGATCTGAAACTATCGCAGAGGCTGTCGCGGACTATAAGGCGAATGGTGAGAGGGCAAATCTGCTGTCCGTTGAGATACACAAGATTCTAAAGCGCGAGATGGAAAAATAGGAGGTTCAGAATGGCAAATTGTGGATCAAAAAGCGGGCCCAAGATGCCGCCTAAGAAGGCGCCAAAGCCTGTTAAAAAAGGCGGTAAACCCAAGGTAATCATCTGACGCATGGATGGCGGCATGATTAAGATGCAGCTGCAGATGAGAATTATCAACGAAAACTGGGCGCGCTTGTTGAAAGTGACAGCTTAACAAGCAAGAGCATGAGCAAATGCTTCAACGAGCTGCTTGTCGAGCTGCATAATGGCCTGCTGGCCGGGCAGAAGAAATACGGATACACATATACGCTCGAGAGGAGATAGCAAAATGGCTACCAGGAAGGTGCCCACCAAGGCAGAGATGCGAAAGAAAATCACAGAGAGCCTGACGCCGGAGCAGCTCAAAGAGATTGAAAAAGGCGCGAAAAAGCTGCCGCCAATTTGTGGGGGCATAAAGCCTCCGGCTGTAAAAGGCAGGCAGCCCAAATAAATTCACCTTTGTGAAGGCAAAGAAGTAAAGACAAAGGAGGTGCGGCCGATGGAAGAAAATAAAGTCACGGCCGAAGAGAAGCCAAAGAAAAAAGATCGACCGCAGAACAAGAATCTTCTCAGTTTTGCGAAGCAGCGCGACTCGATGTCGCCGGAAGAATGGCGCAAGCTGCAGCAGGACAGGTCAAGGCGTGGACATGAAAAGCGGCGCGAAAAATACGCACTGGCAAAGCTGATTCAGGCAGCTTTCAAAACGAAGGTCGATGAGGCTGTTACCTCAGAGATCATCAAGCTTGTCAAGATGCCCAAGGACAGCAACGGGAAGATGAAAGCGGACATTGCGATCATAGGCCGCCAGATACAGGAAGCGCTGCAGGGCGATAAGGATGCGCGAGACTGGCTTTTCAAGCATGGATATCCAACGGAGTATGAGGCTTACAAAACTGGCGCTACTCAGGTCCAGGTCTCATCGGCGCCTGACGCGGACGGCAGCGAAGAAGAGATCAATATCCACCTGATCCGGGGCCAGAAGCCCACAGAGATGTATGCGGGCGAGTACGAGGAGTGACGCCTGGTGGACGTCTACATCGAAGATCTGATCGCGCCAAACTATGATGAAGTTATGGAGGATGTGCTGGACCACAGACACTCCAGATACGTCTTCAAGGGCGGCCGTGGATCGCTAAAATCGTCTTTTGTGGCTGTCGTGATTGTGATGCTGCTGGTCAAGCCGGGCAATGAGCACATGCATGCGCTGTGCCTGCGTCAAACGGCCAATACGCTGCGCGAATCAGTGTACGGGCAGATCATATGGGCCATAAGCATGCTGGGCCTGGAAGACCAGTTTATCATGCGTGTATCGCCGATGAAGGTGATACGCAAGGGAACCAACCAGGAGATTCTTTTCCGTGGTCTTGACGATCCCATGAAACTCAAATCGCTAAAGCTCAAGAAGGGCTATATCGGCATTACCTGGTTTGAAGAAGCAGACACATTTCGCGGCATGAAGACGATGCGTAATGTGCTGCAGTCGACACGACGCGGCGGCCAGCTGTACTGGACATTCTGGTCCTTCAACCCGCCGGAGACACGCGCCAATTTCATGAACGAGTTCGTCGAGAAAGAAGCGCCGCTGCTGCCTGACTGTCTGGTGCACCACTCAACGTACGAGACGGTGCCTGTCGAATGGCTGGGGCAGCAGTTTATCGATGACGCGGAATATCTTAGGACCATGAACCCGCGCGCGTATGCGCACGAGTACCTGGGCGAGGTCACTGGTACCGGCGGCGAGGTGTTTGAGAATCTGCGGATTGAGGTCATTCCGCAGGAGACGATAAACAGTTTCGAGTGGATCTATGAGGGGCTAGATTTTGGATGGCATCCGGATCCGACTCACTGGGTGAAAATGTCCTACAGCACAAAGCGTCATGTGCTGTACATTTTTGATGAGCTGCGCGTGTACAAAACACCAAACGCGGACCTATGGCGGCTGCTCCAGGAAAAAGGAGTTACGGAGTACGACACAATAACCGCGGATAGTGCGGAGCCCAGAAGCATTGCCGATCTAAGATCATATGGCGCGAACTGCCGGTCTGCACAGAAGGGGCCTGGCAGTGTGCGGTACGGCACAAAATGGCTGCAGTCCCTGAACGCGATTATCATAGATCCTGTCAGGTGCACAGATACAGCAGACGAGTTCTTGCACTATGAGTACGACAGGGACAAAGAGGGCAATGTGATAGGCGGGTACCCTGATCACAACAACCATTCGATCGACGCCGTAAGATACGGCATGGAGCCGATATGGCGGCGCAAGGGCCTATAGGGGTGATTAGACGTGTTTTCAAGGTTAATGGCAATGATAAGGCAGGTGATGCAGAAGATGCTGCCACTTAAAACCGTCGAGCAGGCGGAACGGATAGAAACGCCGCTTTCGGCGGAAATGGTCAACGCACTGGACTCATGGTATAAGGCGTATATCAATCAGGCACCCTGGCTCAGCTCAGGAGAAGAAGTGAAATCACTGAACTTGCCTGCCATGATTGCATCCGAGATTGCGCGGCAGATCACGCTTGAACTAAAGTGGTCCATCACAGGGGCTACACCGGAAAATGCCCCAGCTGATGGCAATGTTGAGACGCCGACGAATCCCAGATCAGAGTATCTGGCGGGTGAGTTTGAGAAGCTCATGCGTGAGCTGCGGAAGAGGCTTGAGCAGGGTTGTGCAGCTGGCGGAATGGCGATCCGGCCGTATCCGAACACGCAGGACGGACATCTCTATTTCGGATGGACAATGGACTGGTCCATGTATCCTGTGACTTTCGACGAGAATGGGGATCTCCGGGACGTTATTTTCAGAGATCTGTACCAGGACGGCGAATGGTTCTTTACACGCCTGGAGCGGCATACGGTGGACGGAGACAACGTCGAGATCACACAGCGTGCTTTCAAGTCCAGGTTTAAGGATCAGCTAGGCGCAGAGGTGCCGCTGACAAGTGTCCAGCAGTGGGCGGACCTGAGTCCCAAAGCAACGCTGCATGACACACACGGGCCCGTATTTGGCTGGTACAAAGCAGCAGCCGCAAACAACGTCGATGTGGACTGTCCCATGGGCGTTTCTGTGTTCCATAAGGCGCTCAAGGTAATCGAGCAGGCCGATAAGCAATACTCGCGTCTCCTGTGGGAATACGAGGCGTCGGAGATGGCGATAGACGTCGATCCGTCGGCGCTGAGGCCCAAGCAGCCAAATGTATTCTCGGGTGCCGGCGAGCTCAAATACGAGATGCCCAAGCTCAACGACAGGCTTTTCAGGGCTGTCGATGTTGACGAGAACCACTACAGCGTATTCGCACCAGCGATCCGTGACAGCGCCTATCTCAGTGGCCTTAACCGTCTGATGATGATGATTGAGGACCTGTCGGGGCTCTCACGCGGCACGCTGTCTGATGCGCCGATGGAAGCACGGACGGCGACAGAGCTGCGCATACTCCGGCAGCGAACATATGCTACGATCGTGGACAATCAGGCCGCCCTGGAGCGCTGCCTGCGCGATGTTGTACGGGCAATGGACTGGTACGCAACGGCGTATAATCTGGCGCCTGCGGGCGAATACGAGCTGTCGTTTGAGTGGGATGACTCCATTCTAACCGACCGTGCGCAGGAGATGTCTGAGCGCCTGGAACTGATGGCGCAGGGCATTATCAGCAAAGCGGAGATGCGGCAGTGGTACACTGGGGAGACGGAAACGCAGGCGCATGCGGCGATACAGGCTATCCAGCAGGCGACGCTTGATCAGAGCATTGAGGCCATGCAGCAGCAGGCGCAGGCGATGGGCGGCGCGAACAGTGGTGCGGATGAAGGCGATGAGATCCCTGGCAGAGAGGTTCCCGACGAGGACGAAGAGGAGTAAGGCGGTGACGGCGAGTGCTCTCCGATAAGCAGCTTCAACAGGCACTTGCGGCTATTCAGAAGTACTTCTCTGAAGTCAACCAGCTGTACATCGACAAGATCTCCCGACAGATCAGGGAGATCGGCGAGCTGTCGCAAAGCAGCATTAACCGGATGATCATCATGGACGATCTCACGAGCAATGCGGCGGATGTAAAGCGGCAGCTGCGAAGGGCTACAGGTCTGGCGAAGGCGGATATCAACAAGCTGCTAGCTGATGCTGCAGCTGACGTGTACACGGATCCCAGGTTCACAGATGCGTATGTAAACCGGCGTGCCGGACAGCACAAATCCCAGCTGGCAAAGCTGCAGCTCAACCGCTACCTGGAGCTGATGCAGCTGCAGACGGCTGCCACAATGGACAACTTCGCAAACACGACGATCATTGACAGTGCTTACAGGTATGCTGCAGACGTTGCCATTACCGCAGTCTCATCCGGGCTTGAGTCGTACGACATGGCGACAAGGCGCGTGATACGCACTATCGGATATAATGGACTGCAGATGCAGTATGCATCCGGGTACCGGCGCAGACTGGATACAGCGGTCCGGCAGAACGTGCTTGATGCGGTCCACCAGATCGCGCAGCACGGCGCGGAACTGGTCGGCGATGAGCTCGAGTTTAACGCTGTTGAGATCTCGGCGCACATGCATCCCGCGAAGGATCACGAGCTTGTTCAGGGCCATGTTTTCCTCAAATCTGAGTTTGAGAAGATGCAGGCGGGGCGTGACTGTGTTGATGTGAATGGCCGTCATTATGCCGGATTTAAACGGAAAATTGGCGAATGGAACTGCATGCACATTGCGGTCCCATTTCACACCGAGTACTCTGTACGCCGGTATACAGACCGCCAGCTGCAGGACTGGCTTGATCAGAACCAGCGCGGGTGCGTGATAGACGGTAAAGCCTATACGATTTACGATGCATCACAGCTCATGCGTAGAGTAGAGACGCAGGTGCGGCGGCTCAAAGATGCTGCCAATGCCGCCAAAACCGCGGGGAACGATCCTCTGCGCAGGCAGTTGCAGATGCAGATCAACAACATGATGCTCAAGTATCAGCAGATCGCAAAAACCGCGAATCTCACAGAGCAGCGCGAGCGCACGAGTGTCGAGGGTTTCCGGTACATGCCGTCATTGAAAAACGCTGCCGGACAGACTATAATTGAGTCGAAAAAGACCAGCATTACGGGCAAGCCTAACTCGATAGAACAGGTGACTAACCGAAAAGGCGGCGTGGACCGCAATTATTATGGCCCCGATGGGCGTCAGACAAAACAGATCAGCAACAATGATCACGGACACAGGGCCGAGGCGGGTTTTGGCAAGCACGGCGAACATGCACACGACTACAGCTATGCGGAAGACGGAACCTTAATCAGGGGACCGAGCCGGGAGCTGACAGATGAGGAGCGCAGAGAAAATGCAGACATACTCTAAAGCGGCTGACGTGAGAAAACGACTGCTTGAGTTTTCCACGCTTATGTCTTTTTATTACAACGGAGTATATTGTAACATTGATCCGTTTTCTCCGACGAATTTTCATCTCATGTGCGGAGATATGGAAACAGACATGACTTCGATAGACGATGTGATGAATTCTCCGTTTTTTAATGGCAAATCGCTCACTGAAATTGCGGATATAGTGGATTTCGATGAGTGGTGATGCTATGGAGATACTTGAAATCGCGTACATGATCTTATATAATCTCGAGCATAAGAGGGGTATTACGCCTGCTGTGCTGGGCCACGTGATACCGGTTGTGAGCAAGCTCTCATAACCACGGCGTTAACTTAATATCACAGAGGATCTTCCAAACGGAGGGTCCTCTTTTGATATACAAAAATTACCCGGCGTTGCAGGGATATAAATGCGACGGTGCCGCATGCGCAGAGTGGCTGCGCGCTTACAAATTAAATCGACGGCAGCAAAGGAGGGTGTATGGAATTTCTGAAGGCGCTGTTTAATGGCGGATCCATGACGTACGAGCAGCTGGCTGAAGCGGTGAAGACCGCGAAGATGAATGTAGTCAACCTCTCTGATGGCGGATATGTCTCTCAGAATAAGTTTGATGACAGGATCAACGCGCTGAACCAGCAGGTCAACACGCTCACTGAGCAGCTCTCGCAGCGGGATACAGATATGGCTGCACTCCAGACGAGTCTGGACGCCGCCAAAGCTGATGCAGGCAAGCTGGCAGAGGTGCAGAAGTCCCTGACAGATCTGCAGACGAAGTACAAGAACGACAAGGCCGATCACGAAAAGGCGCTCTCGCGGCAGGCGTACGAGTTTGCTGTGCGAGAGAAGGCAAATGGCCTCAAGTTCACCAGTGCTGCAGCCAAAAAGGCGTTTCTGCAGGAGGCAATCGGCAAGGACTTCAAGCTTGATGGTGATACGCTGCTGGGCTATGAGGACTTCCTTGCAAAGTACCGGACGGATGATCCGGGAGCTTTTGTCACGGAAGAAGCGCCGGCGTCAAATCCGCTGAAAATCACGCTTCCCGGGAAGGATACACCTGTGGGGCAGCGTAAGCCTTTGTCCGAGCTTATGCGCATGAAGAACGCGAATCCGGACATGACAATTGACTTTTAGAAAGGGGTTACACTATGGCAAGTGCATTTGATTCCAAGTACTTCAATGCCGAGGTATTCCAGAAGTATATTGAAAACATCCCAAATCCTCGGCTCACAGAGCTTCTGAAGTCCAGGGCGATTCGTCCTCGGCCGGAGCTCGCGCAGTCCATGCGTGATCAGGTTGGTGGAAACTACATTTCTACGCCGCTGACCGGTCTGATTTCTGGTACCACTCCCACCAACTATGACGGCATGAACGACATCACTGCTGGGAACACAGATACCTATCTGCATTCCCGCATTGTTGTTGGCCGCGCTGCCGCATGGTCTGAGCGTGACTTCTCCTATGACCTGACCGGCAAGGACTTCATGGAGGTTATTGCTGAGCAGGTCAGCGACTACTGGGATGAAGTCGATCAGGACACGATCGTCGCGATCCTCAAGGGCGTTTTCAGCATGACTGGAACAGCCAACAAGAAGTTTGTCGATGGTCACACCTATGACATCCGCACCCTGACCAACAGGGAGAATGAGGTTGGCCTGATGGACGCGACCTCTCTGAATTCCGCGATTCAGAAGGCCAGCGGCGATCAGAAGGGCAAGTTCTCTCTCGTCGTCATGCATTCCAGCGTAGCGACGCACCTTGAGAACCTGCAGCTGCTGACCTACCGCAAGTACAACGACGCGGACGGCATGCAGCATGACACATCCATTGCCGATCTGAACGGCCGTCTTGTGCTGGTGGACGACTCCATGCCGGTTGAGAACGGTTATGTGGCGGCTACTTCCTCCGATACCGGTGCGCTGCAGGTTGTCGCGTCTAGCGCTACGACCGGTCAGATCAATCTGGCTGACGTGAAGGCAGCTGACTACTATCCGTCCGGTGTTGCGGCGAACGATTACGTTCTGCCGGAGACCAGGTACATCACCTATGTGCTCGGCGATGGTGCGATCGAGTTCACCGACTGCGGCGTGAAAGTGCCCTACGAGATGGAACGCAAGGCTGCTACCAATGGCGGTAAGGATATCCTGTACAGCCGCCAGCGCAAGTGCTGGGCTCCGTTTGGCATCTCCTTCACCAAGTCCAGCATGGCATCCAACAGCCCGACTGATGCTGAGCTGTCTGCCGGCGCGAACTGGGAGCTGGTCAAGTCTGCTGGTGCCACCACCAAGTACATTGACCACAAGACGATCCCGATCGCCCGGATCATTTCCCTGGGCTAAAAATGACAGAAAGGCGGTTTGACTGATATGTATCTGACATACGACGAATACACGGGGTATGGTGGGACTGCCAGCCAGACCGCTTTTCCCGTCCTCGAGTACCAGGCGCGCAAACGGGTTGACTACATTACTGCATCGCGTGTCGAAGCCATGGCGGATGTGCCTGATGCGGTGAAGCTGTGCATGACGAGTATCATCAACATGCTGGCTGCAGTGGGCATTGAAGCGCAGGCAACGAATCCTCAGATGACGTCCTTCAACACGGACGGATACTCTGAGTCATATGGCAATGCGCTCAGTGCGGATGCGGCAGCCAAGCAGATGAACAAGCAGATCGAAGCCATGCTATATGGCGTGCAGGATGACAACGGCGTTCCGCTGCTGTACAGGGGGGCAAGGGGATGAAGCTCTGCGGTGACACGCTGACCATCATAAGCGGTGTGCTTGACCAGGTTACAGACACGACGGTGTACACACACACGGTTATAACTGGTATCTCATGGTACGGCTCAGTCAAGACATCTGTCGGAGATACGGGGCTCAAAAGCGCGAACACCTTTACGATCCGCATCCCTGCAAATGCGGATTTTGGTGGGAAGAGCTATGTGGATCCAGGGAGCTATCCTGCGGCAGATCCTGCGGCATGCTTTACGTTGCGGCAGGGCGATACGATCGTCAAAGGATCCGTGGCTGCCGGCCTAACGCCCGGCCAGGTGCACAAGATGTATCCTGATATGTCCTTTACGATACTGGGCGTAACAGACAACCGCAGGGCGCCAAATGCGCCGCACTGGAAGGTGGTCGGTGCCTGATGCATATCGTGAAGGCAGATCTGAACATTAATTTCAGTCCTGGTACTGCCGGGCTGGGTCCAGGCGGACGGGTCCAGAAGGCGATTGATAATGCGGTTGTGGCGCACTGCATGCCATATGTGCCCTTTAAAACGGGCACACTGGCGCGCAGTCCATACTCTGCAGCACCTCTGGGCTATGGAAAGGTCATCTATAACACGCCTTATGCCAGGTATCAGTATTACGGCGAGGTGATGGGCCCAAACATCCCTGTTTACGAGGATGACACGGGCATACCGACGAGATATTTTTCGCCGCCTGGACGAAAAAAGCAGCTGACAGGACGTCAGCTGCACTACCGGCAGGACATGAATCCGCTTGCGGGCGCGTTCTGGTTTGAGCGGATGAAAGCGGACCATCTACAGGATATTGTGAAGGAGGCGCAGCGCGTTGCCAGCGGTAAATAACGTAGAGCACCTCAGGCACTGGCTGCGGCAGTGTCCAGTGCTCTCTGCGGGGAACCATTTCCGCGTAGACTACATGGCAGAAGAGCCTGTAGAGTACAGTCTGATCTCTGTGCCGTCCTCCATCGCATATCGGAAAAATGTGCTCGGCGAGGACGTGCCGCAGGACAATCAGACTGTCAATTTCATATTCGCAACAAGAGAGACCTGGGGCGGCGATGAGGCGCAGAATATCGAGAATTTCGGATTCTATCAGGACATAATCGCATGGATTGTGGACCGGAACAATGCGCATGATTTTCCCAGGATCAACGACGGAGTCGTTACCGCAATCAAGCCGACACTGTCTCAGTACGTGTCGGCACCTGGCACTGACAGCGCGCGGTACCAGATACAGATCGCGGTTGACTACCGTATCAAAAATACCTACTAAGGAGGTAACCAATGGCAAAGCTTGAACGGAATCGAGTGATGTTTTTCGGCAGCTGGACCGGCGCCGACATCGCTGCTGCTGCCTCTGCGAAGATCGGAGACAGCACAGGCATTACCGCGGCTACAGTCACGGTAGCCACATTTGGAACCAAGGTTTCGTCTGCTCCGGGCGAGTACACTTTTGTCTGCACAACGGGCGGTACCAGTGCAAAGTGGGCGCTGAACGACGTTGACGTCGATCTGGAGGAGTATGGCATCTCCCCGACCGGCACGGCAGCCGTCGGCGACATCATCGTTGTCACTTACAATCCTGCCAGCTCCGGCTGGGAGGCACTCGGCAAGGACAACGACGATCTGAGCAAGGAGCTCAACCCGGATACCGAGACGTCCAAGAACGTGCTAGGTGAAGCGACATTCATCCACTCCGGCTATGAGGTAGAGGTCTCCATCGAGCCATACTACATCGATCCCAGCCGGAAGATGTATGCGCGCATCCGCGATAATGCGATCGGCGAGAAGTACGGCGGTACGGACCTGATCGGTTATTTCGCTGAGGCGCATTTCGAGACGGCGAATCCGAAGACACGCAAGATGACCGGCTATTGCATGGTCCGTCAGGCATGGTACGTGCCGCAGTCGGTTGGCGGTGACACGTCCGGATACGCAATTCCGGTGAATGTCTATCCTTTCGGTGCCATGACCAGGAAGAACATTGTCTATGACATGGCGACCAACGATGCGACGATCACGGATCAGGCCTAAAGCACCAAGCGGCGAGTAAGCAATTACCGCCGCTTTTTCTTTTAACAAACAGGAGGAACAACATGCCTGCAAACAAGTACATTGTAGATGACGGCACAAAGGAAATATCACTTGAAAACGCCTATGGGCAGCCCATCTGCAAGATCCATTTCCGGGCGTCAGATCTGTCCATCATAGACCGCTACAATGCAGCGGTAAAGGACATTGATGAGATTGTCAAGCCGCTTGAAGCGATCAGCATCAAAAACGACGGTACTGGTGCTTTTGAGGATGACTGGGCCGTCATCAAAAAGGCAGAAACCGAGCTGATTCAGAAGATCAACTTCATTCTGGATACAGATGATGCGAGCATGATCTTCGAGAAGCGCAACGCCTTCTCCTCTGTAGGCGGCGTCTTTTTCATGCAGAAGGTGCTATCTGTGATTGGAAACATCATTTCTGACACAGTGGCCGAGGAGACAGAGAAGCTCAAAAACAATACTGCTGAGTACGTGAAGGATCTGTAATTATGCTGGGTCAGCTGCCTGAAACGCTCCCTGTAAACGGCCGGGCGTACAAGATAAGGACAGATTTTCGCAATATTTTGCGCATTTTTGAAGCTTTTGAGGACGACAAGCTGTCGGATACTGAGAAGCTCTTCATCTGTCTCAAACGGATGTACGTCGATTTTGACGATCTCCCGCACGGTTCTTACCAGGCGGCCTATGAACAGGCTTGCCAGTTCATCAATTGCGGCCGGCAGTCAGACAAAAAAGCACCAAGAATCGTGGGCTGGGTGCGAGATGAGCAGCTCATTTTTCCTGCCGTAAACAAGGCTGCAGGCAAAGAGGTCAGATCGGTCGACTATCTGCACTGGTGGACCTTTATGGGCTATTTCCAGTGCATAGACAGAGAGGATCTATGGGGCACTGTGCTGGCCATCCGGCAAAAGCGCGCAAAGCACAAAAAGCTGGAGAAGTGGGAGCAGGATTTCTACAGCGCCAATAGAGATATTTGCGACATATCAGCTGCGGTACCGCATAAAACAGCGGAGGAATCACTGGAAGACATTTTCAATTCGTTATTGGAGGGATGACAGATGAGCGGTTCAGATGGAGCCATTGTAATTGATACCGCTCTTGATCCCACGGGGTTTAACCGTGGTTCTGAGAAGCTCAGGTCTGCCATGAACAGTCTGGTTGACTCAGTTAATAATCTGGGCACTGTATCGGGTGGTGCGCTGCAGGGTATGATACCTGTGCTTACATCGATCAGGGAATCAACCACGGATCTGTGGGCCGTCATGCAGCAGAACACATTCGATAAGTACATCGACGCGATTAAGCTTAAAACGGCTGAGGTGGCTACAGACCTCTCGCAGCTGGGATACCGCGCGGCGGAAGGCTTCGAGAACGCGGATGAGATCGAGAAGTTCGAGGATCAGCTGGTCGCGGCGCGCGAGAAGATCGACGACATTAAAGCTCACATGAAGGAGCTGAGCGATCAGAAGATCGAAACGCAGGCATACGCGGAGCTGATGGACGAGATGGGCGAGACGGATGCATGTCTTGAAGCACTGAAGCATAAACAGTCCGAGCTCGTTGATGCTGGCGTACCAGAGACGTCGAGGCAGTACAAAACGCTGGAGCAGCAGATTGAGCTGCTGCAGATCCGCATGCAGAATCTCAATGCAGAGACACGCGCCATGGAGGAAAACGGCGATGCCATGATCTCCGGCGCGGAGACTGAGGAATATCAGCGCCTGGCGCAGGCCCTTGAAGTCGCTGAGGCAGCTTACAATGGGTACACTGCAGCCGCGGAGCAGGCGCACGCTGCGGCAGAGCGGAGCCAGGCGATTGACAACCTGCGGTCCTCGCTTGCGTCAGCTGGCTCTGTGATCGCAGGCCTGGCGGGGAAAATGGTTGGCTTGGCGCAAGGTGGGCTGCAGCTGCTGGGCTCGGCAGCGCGATCGGCGGCACAGTCGTTTGTTGGCCTTGCAAAGAGCATGACCGGGAAGATCTTCTCAGCGATCAGCAATGCGGCGAAAAGCGCAGTGAGCGGGCTGCTGTCATTTGGCAGGCATGGCCAGTCAATAGGGGTTACAACACAGGGCCTGACAAAGTCACTTTTCAGCCTCAAGCGCATGCTGGTCAGCAGGATAAAGCGGTCCTTTATCTCCGGTATTTTCAAGGATTTCGAGGCTGCAAAGCAGGCACTGGCGAAGTACTCGGCAGCGTTTAACGCATCCATGTCTGGCATGCAGAACGCCTCAAAGGGCCTCTCCGGCAACTCCGCAGTAGCGTTTGGCAACCTGGTCAATGCCATTGCGCCTGCTGTCACGACGATTATCAACCTGATTTCTCAGGCGATTACATACATAAACGCGTTTTTCGCGCTGTTGTCGGGCAAGGGCACCATGACGGTTGCAAAGTCCGGCACAGACGACTATGCAAAGTCGCTCAAAAAGGCCGGTGGCGCAGCGAAGGATCTGAACGAGCAGGTCTTCTCTTTTGACGAGCTGAACAAGGAGAAAGATAGCTCCGGCGGTGGTGGGGGCGGCGGCCTGGGTGATGTGCAGTTTGAGGAAGTAGGCATTGACAAGCTGCTGCCAAATGCGCTTCTCGACTACTTTACAGCTGTCAAAGAGGCCATTGCCGCATCCAACTGGGAAGAGGTTGGCGGCCTGGTGGCGGATGGGCTCAACTACGTTGTCCAGATGATTGACACGGGCATCCTGCAGATTCAGGACAGCGCAATGCAGTGGGCATCCAACGTCGCGCGGGCGCTGAACGGACTGGTGGACCGGCTGGACTGGAATCTGCTGGGACAGACCATCTCCGACGGGTTCAACCTGGTGCTGGGCGTCTTGCGCACGGCCCTGGTGACGTTCGATTTTGGTGCACTTGGCACAAAGCTGGGTACAATGCTGAACAGTGCGATTAATGGCGCAAACTGGCAGCTGCTCGGCTCGACGATAAGTGCGAAGTGGAATGCCATCTTCCACACGGTCCTGGGCTTCATCGCAACGATGGACTGGGCTACACTGGGGAACCGCGTATACACAGGCTTTGAGAGTGCCGTGACAACAACGGACTGGGAGGCACTGACTGAGATTATAACAACGGGATTCAACAGTCTCTGGACAGCGATCGGCGCGTTTATCGATGAGCTGCCGTGGATCGGACTGGGCGAGTCTCTTGCGGAATACGCGACCATGGTCATAGACGGCATAGACTGGGCCGGCATGGGCGAAGTGATAAGCGACGCCGTCACTGGGCTTCTTGATGCCACGATCGCATTCCTTGAAACGCTCGATTGGCAGGCGATTGGCACTGCGGTGAAGGATTTCGTAGGCGCCATTGACTGGGCGGGCATCGTAGATCGGCTGGCTGAGGGCATCGGCGCTGCATGCGCGGGTCTGGCTGCAGCGATCTGGGCAATTATTCAGGAATCCTGGACAAGTGTTGTCGAATGGTGGAAAGATAAAGCCTATGACGATGGTGGATTCACCATTAATGGCCTGCTGGACGGCATCAGTGAGGCACTTAAGAATATCGGCAGCTGGGTGAAGCAACACATATTCCAGCCGTTCATTGATGGATTCAAAAAGGTGTTTGGCATAGCCTCTCCGTCGACAGTGATGGAAGAGCAGGGCGGGTTCCTGATAGATGGTCTCCTGGCGGGCATTACTGCCGGATGGGAAGGCATTACAGCCTTTTTCGCCGGTGTGCTTGATACACTTACGCAGACACTCGCGCAGACGTGGGAAAGCATCAGTACGGCAGCAAGCACTGCCTGGGAAGGCATAAAGACCACGATCAGCACCAAATTTGAGGATGCCAAAAAGGCACTGTCAGATACCGCAGAGAACATTAAGACCACGATTTCCAGTGCCTGGGAGACAACAAAGACCAAGGCATCAACCACATGGACAACGATTAAAACAACCGTCACGTCGAAGTTCACACAGACGAGAAACACACTGCAGACCACAGCGGAAGGGTTACAGACCACACTAAGCTCAAAGTGGGAGGCCATGAAGTCAACCGCAGGTACGGCCTGGAGCGATCTGAAGTCCGATATTACACAGAAGTTTACCGATTTGAAATCGGATATCAAGGGCGTTAACTGGTCCGATATAGGTTCCAATCTGGTATCCGGCGTGAAGAGCGGTATCAGCAGCAGTTTCGGCGAGTTTTCACGGTGGGTAAGCGGCAAATTCAGTGGAATCATCAGCTCTGTGAAGAAAACGTTCGGCATTTCGTCTCCGTCGAAGGTCTTCGCTGCGATCGGTGAGTACCTGATGGAGGGCCTCGGCGTAGGTGTGGAAGACGGCGAAAGTGGTGCGATCAGGACCGTCAGAGACACTGCCAGGGCAATTGCTGACAGTGTCGACGCTGAAGCGGAGATGTCCTTTGGCGCCAGCTCGATCCTCAGCAGCCTGGACGGTGTGACAAGCGGCCTTGCCAGTATCGCCAGCATATTCCAGTCCATCTCGGATGCGCTGCTGTCGATGGGCGGGCTACAGGTGCCGGAGACGGCGGCTGGCAGCGTCGTACCGTATTCGACGCGAGTATCTGACATTGAGAGTGTCGATGGTCTGACAGAGCTGCAGCAGAATCTAAGTGCGGCTTACAACGATCAAGAGGAGCTTATGACGGATCAGCGCGATATTCTGCGGGAGATCCGCGATCTGCTTGGACGGCTTGACCTGACAATAGATGCACGCAGTCTGACGCGCATGCTGACATCACTGCAGGCAGCTGACGTGCGCGCGTATGGAGGTGCCTGATGTCTGCAATACAGGGTATTTTTCGGATAAATAACCATGATTATACGCAGTATATAAAGCACAAAACGGGCCTCACATGGTCCAGGGAGAACACGAACAGCAAGAATGCCGGGCGTGATTCCTCCCGGACCATGCATCCGGACGTCACATCCCATCAGCGCAAACTTGAAGTAAAGATGGGTCCGATGATGCTTGAATCTGCCATGCAACTAGAGCAGGACCTTGAGAGCAACGACGATGGCGTTGTTGTGGAATACGTAGATCTGCACGACGGTATCTGCAAGCGGCTTTTCTATACGACGTCAGTTAAAAGCGCACAGCTGCAGTACACCTCAGAGGGTGTACTGCTTGACGATGTGTCATTTTCATTAGTTAGTGTGAGGGAGGAGACGGTCACGTGAGAGCATATCCGACTAACTGGGCGACTCTTATGGCCGGTTCCCATAAATTCGAGTACAAGGTCCGGATCGGCAGCACAGACTACGGCGAAGCATACATCCAGGGCACGCCTTTGATCGAGAAAGTGCTCATGAAAGAGCCATGCTTCGGCAGGTGCTGCACATCTGTGCTGACGATCACGCTGCGGGATATCCCGTCCGCCAGCATTCCAAAAGCGGCAGCGATAAAGCCTTTTTGTCGCATTTACAACGCCGGTGTATATTCCGACTGGGTGTCCCTTGGATCATTCTGGGTATCACAGCGCGAAGATCTGACGGAACTGATCACGCTGACATGCCACAACAGAATGCTCTATGCGGGCCGGGAGTACCTGCCACTGACACAGTACACTGAGTGGCCTGTCCAGATGGCGACAGTAGTAAGTGAGATCTGTACATTGCTCGGCTGCTCGCTTGATTCGCGCACCACAATCAGCACAGATACGGGGTATCAGGTATCCCGCCCGAACGAAGACACGCTGATAAGCGAGGTGCTCGGATGGATCGCTGCAGCGCATGGCGGCATCTTTATCATCACGGATGACGATGAGCTGCGGCTTGTAAAATTCCCGGATACCGGCGCGCCTGTTTTCGCGCTCGGCGGTGCCTACAACGAATACGTCTCATATTCGGCAGCGGCGGTGCAGATAAGCAGGATGACGCTGCTTGATTCCGCGGGCAACGAGTTTTCTGCCGGCGACGATACGGGGGGCGAGATTCTCGCAAACTGCGAGTATGCCACACAGCATATCGCGGATGAGCTTGAGGGTTTGAGTGGCCTTGCGGGCGGCACATCTGTGCCATACAGCCTGTCAGTGGCCCGGATAGATCCGCTCCTGGAACTGGGCGATACGTTCTCCATCACACGCGGCGGGCAGACAGTGGGCCTCATCGCAAGCAGCATCGTGCTTTATCTGGACATGTATCTGACGGCTACAGTCGCAAACGGCGTTGAAGAGGACAACGAAGACGAGGTGCCATATCTCTCGCCAAGCAATCTTGAGGCTAAGCGCGTCATTCGATCCGACAAGGTGTACTATGGCAACAAGATCAACCGGTCGGATGGGTTTGTCAGCGAGCTGATGATCAACGACGAGCCTGCTGCCAGGATGATTGCAAATGCGGACAGGTTTGTGCTGCAGCGGTACAATGCCGGTACCGGATGGACAAACTCGGTCTATTTCGATGCTGTCACGCGGAAATATGTGTTCACTGGCGATGTGACTGTCGAGGGCATGATCACAAGCACTGATCTTGCGACGGCCGGCAGCACAGTCATTAACGGCAGCAATATCACAACCGGCACGATCAATACACAGCAGGTGCTGATTCAGGGCAATGCTAATTTCAAGTGGGACGGCAATTACATCCTTGTTCAGGATCCATCAGATGCACTGAAACAGATCCGTGTCGGCAAATATGACGGCGCGAATTACGGCATAGGATACACGACGGACGGTGGCACGACATGGCAGAACGCCATAGGGTTTGACGGTGTGACGCTGCAGTCTGGCTCCATCACGTCCGGGAAGCTGTCTCAGGACCTGCAGACAAGCATCGCCAGCATCCCGACTATGGCAAATGCCATTGCAGATCTGCAGATTGATCTGAACGGGAAGTCTACAGTTTACTATTCAGCAACAACACCAACAGATCCCGTGGCCGGCGACATATGGTATGACATATCGGCCCATACGATAAAGCGCTATACGGTTACGCAGGACGTGGGATCGTGGGTCGATATCACCTCAGAGGCGCTTTACGCAGCGCTGACGGCTGCAGGAACAGCTCAAGCTACAGCCGACGGAAAAATCGTCACATACATGGCAGCATATCCGCCAGCAGGCGTGACCTTCTCAGTCGGAGATATCTTCATCGATACCGACAACTCAAACCGGATGTACCGGTGGAGCGGCTCCACCTGGGTAGATGCCAGGGATACGACGTATGATCAGACGATCACAGATGTCGCACTGCGGACCACGGATAACGCAATTATCGCAACGGTAACGGGGTCCACCACTTATAAGTATGGGCTTAATGCTTACCGGAATTTCGCGCTAAATTCTGATGCAGAGACTACATGGGTAGACGGAACACTTACGGACGGCAGAAACTATCGGTACGTATCGGACGATTTGTTTGAGGCTTCGAACCATGGCGCGAGACTGTTGTTTTCGTTTGAAATCAAGCGGACAAATGTGGTAGCAGGATCCGACAACAGGTATTTCGGTGGCTTTATTGCTTATACCAAATCTGACGGGACGAGAGTAGGCGAAGGTCGTTATATGTATTCAACAGACGACGATTTCGCTTCAACTGACTCAGACTGGGTGCGAATCGAACGTCAGTGTGATGACATTTCTGTACTGGAACCGGTTAATTTTCAGTACTTTTATTGGACCGTTCTGTCTAATGCGACTGGCACGATACAGGTGCGAAACCTGAAAGTCGAAGTGTCGGACGACTTCTCCGACTGGTGCCCAGCGATTGAGGATCTGGCGGCTCTTGCGACCAGGGTGACCACAGCCGAGCAGAAGATTACGGACAGTGCGATTATATCAACAGTTCGATCAAGCACACTGTATCAGTATGACCTTTACAATGCCAGAAACTTTGCGTTGGCGTCTGACACGATTGGCCAATTGTCCGCAGCGGGCTTAATCACCAAAGAAATATCCGATGAACTATTCGAAGCGTCTGCGCATGGCACGCGGTTAAGGGTATCTTTTGATATTCTTCGAGTAAACATCGTACCAAACTCAAATGGTCAGTATTTTGAGGCAAGAATCGATTACACTAATGCAGAAGGTTCTTACGGTTGGGGCTCGTATCTCACCTCATCTGACACGGATTATGCCTCAACTGATGTGGACTGGGTCAGAATAAAGCGGACTTTCAACATGTCTTCGATGACGCCGCTGCAATTCAACTACTTTTTCTGGCGGTATCCTTCTGGCGTAACTGGATCGGTTTATGTCAAAAACCTCAAGATCGAGGTCTCGGACGATTTTACGGAATGGTGCCCTGCTGTTGAAGATGTATCTGATCTTCAAACGAGAATGTCCGTGGCTGAGCTTAAGATCACAGACAGCGCTATCATGGCAACTGTTGAAGAACAGGGCGGTGTCTTCAGGGATGGTACAACCGGAAAACTGAGATCGATTATCAGTCAGACAGCTCAAGACATTACCATCAGCGCGGAGCAGATCCAGATAGGCGATTTCACTTATGGCAATGCCGATGCGAACGGTGCACTTCCAGGTTCGCTTTACACGGGCGGCAAGATCAACGTATCAGGTGTCACTACCTCTACTGGCTTGTGCGCCAGCCATGCAGACTGGGCATTCTGGGCCGGCAGCGGCGTGTTTAGGGTTGCGCAGAACGGTGCGCTCTTTGCAAGCAATGCAGCTATACGGGGCACACTGACCGCCGGCAACTGGACATTTGATTCTTATGGATCAACTTTTTCGCAGACAGTCGGGGGGACTACTTACAAAGGTCATATGGCCATACTAACTGGTGGTCAAAACGCGGAGGGAGCTGGCGCCGCGAAGGATCCAACCGACATTCGTGTGTATTACATGACTGAAAACTGTGATGCCATGTACGGTGGTGACTATAGTCACAGCAACAATATTTTCTTCCGTGGCAAACGATTCATTTATATGACGGGTACCAACGATGAAGAAATGGCAATCATGGGAAAATTCAAAGATTCCAGCGAAGGTACAGGCACAGAGTTCTCCTTCTTTCCTGTCGAAGACAACAGGGGCAACGTCGGATCAAGTAAAAGACGCTGGTACACGCTCAGATATGGCGACGGAGGTTGCTCTGGTTCGTCGTCGCGGACGAAGAAGGAGAACATTGTGCCGATCGATGACTGCGGCGATCTGATCGACCGATTGGAGCCGGTCACGTTTGACTTCAAGAAGAGGCATACACACTCCTGCGGATTCATCCTTGAGGATGTGTACGAGTTCATGCCGATCGTTTGCGACGTTGAAGATGGAGATCTTCCTGACGGCGGCATTTTCTACGAGCGGTTTATCCCATATCTGGTCAGGGAGCTGCAGTCCCTGAGAAGACGAGTAAAAGAACTTGAGGAGGCATCATGATGAGCGAAGAGACGAATGTTGCGGCAGTGCAGAGCGCTGTCATGGCGATGGACCTGAAGAAGGCTACAGGCGTGTTGATACAGGTCCGTCAGGTGCTTGATACGATCGATGTACGTGGTCGGAATAGCTGCTATGCGATGGTGGCTGTTGCGGACGATCTCAGTCGGGTGATTAATTACCTGACATCACGCGATGACACATAACAACAGATACCGCTGCCCTTTTCCTGGGGCAGCGGTTGCCATTTGAGAAGGGAGGCAGCCTATGAAAGCCATTAGTGTCCAGCTGGTCAGTCGAACGATTGACGGCAAGGAAATCGTGCGTGCGGTGATTGCATCAGATGATACGCCGGCGGCACTGCCAACAAGCGGGGCTACAGTCGACGGGATGACGGAGAACCAGTTCTTCGCACCGATGTCTGTTATCTGCGTAATTGCAGATGCGGAACCCAAGATGTATGTCGCCGACGAGCACGGCACCTTTATCGCACAGTAAGGAGGGTCGGAGCATGATTGACAGCACAACATCACTGGCTATTCTTCTGTACACGCTGCATAACATGGATGGCAGTGGCGGTGGGAGCGATCCTGCTGTATACGGGATAATTGCTGACGATTATGATGCTGCAAGCACATATTCAAAAGGCGATTATGCCATATATGACAAAAAGCTGTATCGCGCTGCAGTAGATATATCTACGCCAGAAGCATTTACGGCGGCACACTGGATCGAGGTCACTGTAACGGATGAGCTGGGTGCAGGTGTATATGAGCTAATTGCCGACGAGTACGATGCCACGAGCACCTACTCAAAAGGCGACTATGTCATTTACAACAGGGAGTTCTACCGCGCTGCGGAGGACATCTCTGCGCCGGAGGCGTTTACAGCAGCACACTGGACCAAGATCACGGTCAGCACTGAGCTGTGCCCTGGCGTGTATGACATTATCGCTGAGGCGTACGATGCCACAAGCACATACGATGCCGGTGATTACGTCATTTACAACAGGGAGTTCTACCGTGCTGCGGATGATATCCTGACGCCTGAGGCATTCACAGCAGCCCACTGGGACAAGATCACTGTGGGCACCGAGCTGCACAGCATTGTAGATGACCTGGGACTGTCTGTCGTAGATGGGCACCTGTGTCATACCTGGGGGGAGTAAGGAGGAATACATGAGTAAAATCACAGAACCTGTTATTCTTG